AGAGAATGGGAATACAGAAGTACTTTTGGCTCACGTCCTCCTCTTACCAGTGTTCATGCTTATGAAAAAACTGGATCTAAAGATGTTGGAGATGAAATTCATGTCGTAATAGTAGATGAAGATGGTGAGATTTTAGGAGTAAAAGATTCTAGAGGAGGAAATAATCCAGAAAAGCAAGTCATTGGAAATTGGGAAGGATTGTCTGTAGCAAGCGGAGCGACAGGATCTACTGGTGAAATTATCTATTATAAAGAAGCAATAAATGATTCTTCCAGATATGTAAGATGGACGGACCATGATGCTATGGGAGATGCGCCTCTTGATGCTGGATCCAATAAAATTACTCATGATTGGGGAGACACTCTTGATCAAGGAAACACTTCAGCTTATTTTGCAGGAGCGTTTAGTGATTCGGGTGCAAATGGAATTATGACTGCTAGTTTTTCCTCAGGAGCCGATGGATATAGTTCTTCAGCTTCAGATGAAATTACTGCTTATAGTTATTTCAAAGATCCTGCAAAAATAGATGTTTCTTTATTAATTTCAGGCGAAGCATCAAATACTTTATGCACATATTTGATCAATGAAATTGCAGAGTCTAGAAAAGATTGTGTTGTATTTATTTCTCCTGAAGAAGCAGATGTTGTTAACAAAGAAGGATCTGAAATAACAAACGTAGTTGCTAGAAGAAATGCAATGCCAAGTACAAGTTATGCTGTTATGGATGGAAGTTACAAATACATATTTGACAGATACAATTCTATGTATAGGTGGATTCCAATGAATGCTGATGTTGCTGGAATCTGTGCCCAAGCAGATAATGTTAATCCCTATGTTTCACCTGCGGGATTTACAAGAGGAAATATAAAAGGTGCAGAATTTTTAGCATATGTCCCAAATAACGCAGAAAGAGATGATTTGTATACAAATGGAATTAATCCAATAGCATCATTTCCTGGAAAAGGCAAAGTTTTATTTGGCGATAAAACATTGTTAGCAAGACCATCATCTTTTGATAGAATTAATGTGCGTAGACTTTTTATTATTCTAGAAAAAGCCATAGCAAATGCCGCTGAAAATTTATTGTTTGAATTTAATGATGATTTTACACGATTAAATTTTGTTTCTATGGTTGAACCCTTTTTAAGAGATATTCAAGGACGAAGGGGAATAGAAGATTTTAAAGTAATTTGTGACGGCACAAATAATACACCTGTGGTTATAAATAGAAATGAGTTTAGAGGCGATATTTTTATCAAGCCCACTAAATCAATTAATTTCATTGGATTAAACTTTGTCGCAGTAGCTTCAGGAGTTGAATTTTCTGAAGTGGTTAACGCAATTTAAGGAGAAAATAAATGGCATTTAATATAACAGCCTTCAGAGATGGGATGCACTATGATGGACAAAGAGCAAATTTATTTGAGGTAACACTTACTAATGTACTTACAGGGACTGCCTTTAATGGTACTGACTTGAAATTGTTTGCTAAAGGAACATCAATACCTGGCGCCACAATTGGAACAGTTATAGTTCCTTATTTTGGTAGAGAAGTTAAGTTAGCTGGAAATAGAACTTTTCCAGAATGGACTATAACGGTTCTTAATGATGAGAATTTTACTATAAGATCACAATTTGAACAGTGGATGGACCATATAAATTCTCATTCGGGCAATATACGGGCAACTCAGGCTTCTGGAACACCATCACTCTCGTATACTTCAACAGGAACAGTTGACCAATTCAGCAAAGGAGCGGGTCAGAAAAAGTCTGCAAGCTATTCATTTATAAATATGTTTCCAACTGATCTTTCAGAAATTACCCTTGATTGGGGCGATAATGATACCATTGAAGAATATACTGTAACTTTTGCTTATGATTATTGGACCCGGGTCGCAACCACCAAAGGTACTGGAAAAGGTACAGGTGCGAAAGCCATCACTGTAGGCTCTGCAACATAAAGCGCCTTAATCTCAATTTTCTGATTTTGCGAGTGAATAAATATAAATTAGTATTGTATTATTTTATTTAACTCGCATTCAGGAAATATTATGCCTATTGAACTGTTCGGTTTTTCAATCGGAAAAAAAGAAAAGAAAAACGTAAAAGCCCAAACCTTTGCTGAACCAGAATATGAAGATGGTTCATTAACAGTAGCATCTGGTGGTGCTTATGGAACATATGTCGATACAGAAGGAGCTATAAAAAGCGAATCTGAATTAATAAACAGATATCGTGATATGGGTCTTCAAGCAGAAGTAGAAAATGCTATTGATGATATTATTAATGAAGCAATTGTAGCCTCAAAAGAAAAACCCCTCGTAAGAATTAATGTAGATAATTTAAATGTTTCTGAGCCTATTAGAGACAAAATAAGACTAGAATTTAAACAAATAAGTAAACTTTTAGATCTACAAAATTTAGGACATGATGTTTTTAAAAGATGGTATATTGATGGTAGAATTTATTATCATGTTATTGTTGATGAAAACAATATGGAAAAAGGTATTCATGAATTAAGAGTATTAGATCCTAGAAAAATAAAGAAAATTCGAGAAAAGAAAAACGACAGACAGCCTGACGGTAAAACAAAAACCACCGTCACGGAATATTATGTTTATAATCAAAAAGGAATATATCAATCACAGGGGCAGACAATGGGTACTGCTTTTACAAGTGCCGCCACTGGTTTAAAAATATCTCCTGATGCGATTGTATATACACATTCAGGACTGATGAACAGTACACGTACATTAGTTTTGTCCTACCTACACAAAGCAATCAAACCATTAAATCAATTAAGAATGATCGAGGATTCTCTCGTAATTTATCGTATTTCACGAGCCCCAGAGAGAAGAATTTTTTATGTTGATGTTGGAAATTTACCTAAGTTAAAAGCAGAACAATACATGCGTGACTTAATGGCAAGATATAAAAACAAACTTGTATATGATGCTCAAACAGGTGAAGTTAGAGATGATAGAAAACACATGTCAATGCTTGAAGATTATTGGATGCCACGAAGAGAGGGTGGAAGAGGAACAGAAATTACTACTTTGCCTGGTGGTGCAAATCTTGGAGATATTGAAGATGTATTATATTTTCAGAAAAAACTTTACAAATCTTTAGGTGTTCCTATTTCAAGACTTGAATCAGAAGCAAATTATACGATTGGTCGTGCTACTGAAATTTCAAGAGATGAAGTTAAATTTACACGTTTTGTTAATAAACTTCAAAGCAGATTTAGTTTAATGTTTGATGAAATGATGGAAAGACAATTAACCCTCAAGGGCATAATGTCTAAAGACGATTGGAAAAATATTAAAAATGAAATATTTTATGAATTTGAAAATGATAGTCATTTTGCAGAAATAAAACAGAGTGAACTTATGCAAGATAGATTAAACATTTTAAGAGATTTACAAGATTATGCTGGAAAATATTGGTCGCATGAATATATTAGAAAGCATATTTTAATGATGACTGATGATGAAGTTAAAACTAATGATGAACAAATTCAAAAAGAGATGGATGATCCTAGATTTTCGGGAGAAGAAGATATGCAGTTCAATTCTGTAGAAATAGATACAAACAATAAACAAAATATCAATGAAAATATAGACAAGAAAATTGAAGAAAAGTTTGAATCAGCGAAAAAAGAAAATGATATTAAAGATAAAGTAAATGATATTCTTTTTTCTGTTTTAGAAGATGATGAAAAATTTGTAGATTGATCCTCAGGTGGGTGCAGAGATATAAATGAAAGATGATCAAAAAGAGTCTAAAGACTTAGATTTAAGTAAGGTTCTAGCAACTTCTCTTGCTTATACTAAAAAACAATTAAAAAAGACTAAAGACGAACTGGTTGAGGGTGTAAAAGAAATTTTAGATCCTGTTACTGGTGAAAAAGTCAAAGTTCTTGAGATTAAGGGTACTGAAGGATCCAAGGGCGAAAAGGGTGAACAGGGCTCTGCAGGAGAAGCAGGCTCTAAAGGAGAAGCAGGAGAAGCAGGAAGAATTGGTCCACAGGGTGTTCTGGGTCCTAAGGGGGAGCTAGGAGATACTGGTCCTATAGGTCCAAAAGGAGACCAGGGAGAACCAGGTGATGATGCTGATGTAACTAAACTTGCAAAAGAGTTAGATAATTTCAAAGCAGTTGTTAAGAAAGTTAGCAAAAAAGCCACTCAAACTGCACAAAGAGTAGCTGGAGGAAGTGGTTGGGGCGAATCTGGAGGTGGCGGAGGAGGAGATACTTCTTCGGGATCTGCGGGTTCATCTGGAGTTGATGGATCATTTTTAGGTACTCATGGAACTTCTGGCTCTTCTGGAGATACAGGAACTTCTGGATCTGCTGGAACTGCTGGAACTTCTGGGTCTTCGGGTTTAACTTATGCTTCATCTGGATCTGCTGGATCTACAGGAACTTCTGGAAGTGCGGGATCGTCTGGACAAGATGGTGGTTCTCATATTCATACTCAATCTATAGCATCATTTGTCTGGTTAATAAATCACAATTTAGGCGTTAGACCTTTAAATATTGAAGTTGTAGATTCTAATTACAATGTAATTGTCCCAGAAACTATTCAATTTACAGATTCTAATAATGTAAAAATAATATTTGATTCTTCTGTTGCAGGTTGGTGTTCAGTAACTTTTGGAGAAGGATCTTCTGGAACTTCAGGGTCTTCTGGAACTGCAGGCTCTTCTGGACTAACATATGCTTCATCTGGTTCTTCGGGAAGCGCAGGAAGTGCTGGTTCTGCAGGAAGTGCTGGTTCTGCTGGCTCTGCAGGAAGTGCTGGCTCTGCTGGAAGTGCTGGTAGCTCAGGAAGTGCTGGATCGTCTGGTTCTGCTGGAAGTTCTGGATCTGCTGGAAGTGCTGGTTCTGCAGGAAGTGCGGGATCATCTGGATTAGACGGAACTTCTGGTTCTTCGGGAAGTGCTGGAAGCGCAGGAAGTGCTGGTTCTGCTGGTTCTTCTGGTATCTCAGGAAGTGCTGGATCGTCTGGTTCTACTGGAAGTTCTGGATCTGCTGGAAGCGCAGGAAGTGCTGGTTCTGCAGGAAGTGCTGGATCTTCTGGTTCAGATGGAAGTTCAGGAACTTCAGGAAGTTCTGGTACAGTTGGTACTTCAGGATCATCTGGACAAGATGGCGGTTTTGGCGGTGCTTCATTTGCATATCGTTATAATACAGATCAATCAACGGATGATCCAGGCACA